AGGATTAGTTGAAGAATAAGACCTTCCGTTAAGGAAGAAATCAGCACCCTCTATAATAAACTTGTTGTCCTCGTCTATATCAATATAGGCATTGTAGACATTAGCTAACATATCTATAATCTCCCTAAACTTAATCTTAGTCTTTGTTGCCGGTCTGTTATAATTAGTTTCTATTATGTTAGACTTAGGCGTGATAAATATATTTCTCTGTGAACTCCTTATAGGATTAGAAGAACCATATAAATAATCACTATATGCCTCTAATTCTTGATGAGTAAGGTTGCTATCTATCTGTCCCAAAAGAACTGATATAACATTAGCTAATTTATAACCATGCCTAAGAGTTATAGTTTGTGTTATAGACTGTAATAAATTTGTCGCTGCATCATGATCGAACCAAAAGCTCTGCTCTGTCCATTCATCTGAATTGACTGGAATTAATGAATTATCAGTATCAGCACTCGGTCTTGAAAAATGATTACCCGAAAAATAAAGAGCATCATCAGAAAAAATGCCGAAAACATCTAACGCTACAGAGTTCTCATCAGAAACAACAAACTGAGAAGCATTCAATGATATTGGAGCAGCATATTTATAATTATCATTTGGAGGTGTTATATCATCATCTGGCTTATCATACCCTAACGGAGCTAATCCCAAAACTCCAAGTTGTAAGAGAGAATCGCACAAAACACGAGAATAAACGTGATGCACTAACAATTTAACCTGACTATCACTTGTCCTACTAGTAAAAACAACACCCTTATTATAAGTAGGTATTTCATTCAATGGCTTATTAACTGGAGCAAGATATACATAATCTGCACCAACGGTATCATAAATAGTCATCCTATAGACTTGACCACTATTAGGGTTTCCCGTATATACTTGATTGCCAGTATTGGTAGCTCCAGACACATGAACAAGAGTGCCACCTGTAGGAAATGTTGGTAGTGCATTATTTTTATCATTCCTAAAGCAGTATTTGTCAAGGTCAGGATCATAACCTATATAATAACAAGTCTTACTACCAACTTGCCATTCAGAATTAAAATCATCATCAGTAAGAGTAGCAGATGGAATGGTGAAAGCTAAGTTGCCAGGATGCTGGTCTAAGTCCGCCCCCACATCACCTGTTACGTCAGGGTCAAAAACAACGCCATAGTCAATTATCTGATAACGACTGTCAGACAACCTTGTAAAAACATCCTTGCCACTACCAAGACCATCTAGGTCTACAAAGACATCTACATACTCTCCAGTAACATCAGGAACAGGATTCTCCCCAACACCAGCTATAAACATCTTGGTAAAATCGTCTTCACTAAATTTATAGTCATCGACAAGAGTCCTATGTTCAGAAACTACCTTGCAATCTTGCTCCCAATACCTACCCCCTATTATATTTGTAATCTTTAGGGATCCAGGCTGATATAACTGTAGTATTGGAAACTTTAAATAACGAACATCTAGAGTTCCCGGATTATACTTCAAGAAATCATACTCTATATCCAAACCCTCCAAGAAAGTAGTGTACCTATCAACGGTAACCGGAGTGACTTCTAAACTCCTTACATCAGCATCTATCTTGCAATCTAGCTTAGAAAACTTACCCCTCACAACCTCTTGATAGTCTCCATCTATCAATTCCTCTAAAATAAGTATGTACTGATACCTTATAGAACCATCATTGACTAAATCGAAATCCCTACCGGTAAGCCTTATATTGGGCATTTTCTTTCTAAGAAACATAAAACCTTCCTCTCGTTCCTCACTTACGGCAGCATTAGAGTAAGTAGGACTTACATCATAAGTAGAATTGTATATTTGCAACTTCCACCTATACATACCTCTTTATTCGGTTTCCTTTGATAACAACTTTCTTACCATTGTCATATATTGTCTGAGTCTCTCCTTGCCTACGGATGGCTACCAACTCTTTCTCCATTCTACTCGTATCTGTTCTTGCATTAACGACTAATGAAGGTATTGGACTATTAGTACCCTTCAAGGCATCTATGTCAAAAGTACCTCTATTAAGGGATTCAAATAAGTCAGGCAATACATCCTTATACTTAGCAGTAACCCTTCTTGACAATATCATTCTCGCCTCGCCTTGCTCAGCAAATTGCGCCCTACCGCCTGAGAAACCTACCAACGTATCATTACCACTACCATGCCTTCCTCCTCCTATAATACTCAAATCACCTTCTGCAAAATTTTGGCGAGTAAGCTCAAACGCCTTTGCCTTAGCAGCTACAAATGCACCAAACATAGGGGCAACGAATGCTAACCCAAGAGGAAAAGGAAACTGCTTAAAAATATTAACCGCAGCAGATGTAAGACCACTCGCTTGTGATATACTGTCGGCAATCAACTGTTGCCTCTGAAACGCCTGTCTCTGCCTTAGTGCTTCCTCTTGATTTTTCTTTGCTTGGTCGAGCCTCTTCTGAGCATCATCAACAAAGTTGGCATATCCAGCATTCCTTGAAGCTATCTCTCGGTCTAATGCTCTCTCTGCACTTGCCACCTCTTGGTTTCTCTGTTGAACCAACTCATTAGATAATTGTATTGCCGTTCTATAGTAGTCAGTCATAGCATCTTTGGCTAAAGCAAATCCACTAACAACGGCTTCAAATGCTCTATCTACTTTCTTCTCATCTCCTGCTACTTCTTCTGGCAACAATTTTTTAATGCCTTTCCTTAAACTAAACCCAAATATTTTAGCATCTTTAGTCTTGCCGACCGCATCAACACCTTGAGTAGATTTAGCAATAAACTTTGATTCAGCAGCATCTATCTGAGACTGAATTAGCCTCTGCTCATCATCTGTCTTTGCTAAGTCCTTCAGTTCCCTCAAATACCTAATTTTGTTTCCGAGAAGCTCCAATTCTTCTTGTAGCTTGTCAAGATTTTGTGCTTTAACTTTGTTGTTTTCTATTTCAAGCTCTATAGATAATTGTTCTTTTTTTAATCTTAATTCTTCCTTATCACGTTTTTCTCCTTCTTTATCATATTTGTCTTGTAAATCATTTATATCTTTTAATGCTTTAATATTTATCTCAAGTTTCTGTTTTAAATACTCTTGTTCGGCATCAAACTTATCACTACTTCCTTCTTTTGCGTTAAGAATATCTCGATCTCTAATCAATTCAGCTTTTTCAAGATCAAGTCTCCTCAACGCTTCTATTTTCTTAAAACTTTCTTCGGCAGATTGTACATAAATTCTTTGTAATTCTATTTCAGCTAATCTTTCCGCAATATTCCTTTTTATTACTCCAGATTTTTCACCCTCTTCAAGCTCTGCAAGTTCTCGTTGGTACTTTTTTTCTATAAGAATCAATAAATCTTTATGCCCCCTCCATTCCCATGCTTCCTCGTCTCGATTTAGCTTTAGAAGTCTTTTCCTTTTCTCAAAGCCATCTTCCATCGTATCTATAATAGCTCTCTCTTTCTTAAATGCAGCAGCCTTTTCATCATCTGCCGGAGGGGTGGTATCGTCATCTTTGGTTTTTTTATTAGATTGACCTTGTGAGAAAAGAGTAGACCTTCCCATTTCTCCTAGTGGATCAACCAAAGCCACTTCTTTCAATTCTTTAGATAAACCGCTCAACTCGCTCCTTGCCATAGCCAAAGCTCTAGCAATTCCAGGTGACTGCATTACACCGGAAAGCCTCTCTATCTGAGCCTCCTTTTCTCGCATCTTCAACCTTATCTCTTGAATTTTTGCTTGTTTCCACTCTTCTGTAGTCCTTTTTGTCAAATCGGCAATAGACTCTTTATCTTCGGGCTTCTTTTCTTCGTTAAGCCTAATATTCTCTCTAAGTTGTTCGTTTAAGTCAGAATATATGCGATTAGTCCTTTCTAATTCCGTATTTGTTGGTGCAAGTTCATTCCTAAATGCAAATAAAAGACCTGCTACGGTAGACAATCCGGTAATCATTATTCCCAATGGGTTTGATCGCAATGCAAGGTTCCAGGCTTTTGTGGCAACTACTGCCTGTTTAATAGTAACAATAAGCCTAAGCATCCCAATTCTGGTCAATCTAATAGATGAAATAAAAGCCCCAAAATTAAGCCCAGCATAAGCAATGCCTAAAGCGGTAATAGATTTAATTAAATTCTTTATAGCATCTACATTCCTCGCTATAAACTTAACGCCATCAGCCATAGCGGTATAGAAATCCCTGAATGTTCCAGTAGTCTCCATCGCATCTACAAGCTCTATAATGGCAGTCTTTAATCTACCTTGAGAAGCAGCAAGGTTCTCCACCCTAGTCAAATTCTGAATACCATAAGTAATCTCCAACTGCTTAGCAAACTTAGGTAACGCATCCTCAGAAAGTATCTTACCCTCTTCAAGCATCTTAGATAACTCAAGGGTTGTAACATCTAAGGCATCAGCCATTATCTCCATTGAACCTGGCAATGAATCACCCAACTGCTGCCTTAATTCCTCTGAACTGACCTTTCCCTTACTAAGCATCTGCTCCAATGCGTTAAACGCCCTATCCATCCTTATCGCCTCCAATCCCATCACAGAACCAGCTTTGGCTACAGAATTAAAGATGGCTTGAGTTTCCTCCATAGACAAGTTGGTAGACCTTGATGCTGCCGTAAAACGTAAGTAATTCTTACGAAGACTATTTATGTCTATACCATAGTTCTCTGCCGTCTTCGACAAGAAGGCATTAGTTTTAGCCAACTTGCCTGAGTCAGGAATAATCTTACTATATGCAAGTCTTAGTGAGTCAGTTTGAACCGTCAAGTCTCTAGTAATCCTTACGGCACTCCTAAATGCCTCAAATCCTAAATATACCGCAACAAAACGCTTAACAAGTCCAGTAACATTCTTTACTGTTTTTCCATAATTGTCAGTCTGTAACTTAGCACCTTTGAGAGCCGAGCTGTAGTTTCCTACGTTACGCCTGTAATTACCCATCTCTTTATCAAAGTCTGTAATGGATTTATTGAGCCTATCAACCTCCTTCCTTAACTCCTTACCTCTTTGACTTGTTTTAGATTCAACTATTTCCATTGACTGGAGTTCATCTACCGCAATCTTTAATTGTGCCGATAACTGCTTATAACTTCCAGCTTTAGCCATTACTTCTTGAGCAGCAATCTTGTTTTTATAGTTTGCCTTTCTAGTTTGCTCATTCCAAAAGGCTTGGGCTTTACCCGCCTCACTAGTTGCCATCTCAAATCGTGATATAACTCTTTGTAATTGCTGGATTTCTTTAGACATCTTCTTGATCTGATCTTGACCTCCAGATGTGCTTGTACTTGTTTCTTCTAATGATTTCCTTACCCCCTTACCAGCAGCTTGTAACAACTTAGCGACGGCTCTAACATCCTCGCCTAGCTTACGCCATTGTTCAGCAATTTCCTTGAGGTCTTTCTTATACCCATCATCAAAAAAGTCGGATGTCTTTATTAGTGTCATCTCTTAGCCATTATCTTTTTATGCTCTTTAGCCTCTTTCTTTGCCAACTCAAGACCTTGATAGAACTCTAATGCAGTAAGATTAGAAGCATCAATCCCTAAGTATTTTGAAAGGCTTATAAGCGTTTCATTAAAGTTTTTCACATACTTTACCTCTTCTCCATCCTTGCCCCCATACGTCTTAGGCGTGTATGTACCATAAAGCTGCTCTTCGACAACATAAATATCTTCAGTAGTATCTTCTCCATCTATCTTATCAAGCATCAGTAATGCCCTCTTCTTTAAAAGAGAAAAATACTCAAGAGATGTCAGAGGGTTTACCATTGAAGGAAAAAAGAGTTCTTGCTCGGTCTTTAATTTTTTTTTTACTTCGGTGAGCCACTCCTTCATCTTGCCAATCGTTAAGTCCCTACTTTTAAGGTCTTCCATAATATCATGGATGTCATCTTCAGACAGCTTATTCGGATATTTCTTTCCATTGATAGACTTTACTAAGGAAGCAAATGCCATAAACTCCATACTATTCATATTGACGGCAAATATCATGTTTTGCCTCATATTAACCATCTCCTTGAGAGCATTCTCTTTGTCCTCCTTCAGTATAAACCTCTGTAGGTTGGCAAAATGATTTACTATGCTATCCATATCTGAGCCAATACCAGCATCTATCATCACATATCTATTATAAAGGATATACCTCATAATATTCATGCTTTCCATACTGTCATACAACTCTACATAGTTGCCATTAATCTTTTGCTTCATCTATCAACAAGTTTCGACATATCGCAAATTACAATCCACCCTTAGACCACCATAAGGTCGCATCAAGGCAGACCTCAAACCCTCTCTGTGAAGGTAAGAATCTGCAATACGAGTCGAAAAGGTACTGTATATCTCCTTTGAGCTTTCGTGTACCATATAGGGTTCTAGCTTAACGCCTTTGAACCCCTTTTTAATTTCGGTGAGTATGTCGTACTTGATATTATCAATAGTACGATTAACGTGGTCAGATGGATAAACATCTCTATAGTCAAACCAAAATATCAGAGATACCCTTACATCAAAATCCATATCCGTAAGGGTAGTCTGAAATGATTGGCTGGTTTCAACATCTATAAACATGAAATTACCTAAGTCTTGGTCTGGGAGCAGTAAAAGATAAGAATCATCTGCCCTGCCTCCAACATAAATAGCCGGATATACCTCATCACTTCCTACCTCTACGGCATTGATGTATTTCTCACATCTACCATAAGCATTATTCAACCAAGACAGTCTCGTATTGAGTGTGGAAGCTATTATGTCGCAAGGGACATCTAATAGACGAGCATCAGCTTTACTAGGTACATTCATCTTAGCAGATAATCTCTAAAATCAGTTACAAAATCATCCTTAAACAAAGATAATAAATATCGCTTAGATTCCTCAGTTAGACCGAAGATTTCTTTACCATATTTGCGCTCTAAAGCAGGGGCTTTATCATCATTGGAAAAGATAGCAAACCAATCATTGCCAAACCTCACCTCAAAAGCCCCTTGAAAGTCTCCCTCAGCATATAGAGTCACGTTTGCAGTCGGTGTTTTACTTTGATTACCAGGAAACTTTGACGTATTCGGACTGTATGGCTGATAAGACTTTATCTTAACGCCATCTGATGTCTCACCCCTCTCCCTTAATTGTTCTGTATTTAAGTCAATAATGTCAGCCTCTAATTCCTTCAAGTGTTTGATAATAATCCTATCCCTCTGAACTCTGTCAAAAGTCTCTATCCTACGAGCTATCTTCTTGAAAGGACTTATCATATCCCACTATATTTAACACCTCGCCTCCTACATGGAAGACACACCTCATCAACGCCACTATTGTCAAAGGCGATAGAATTTAAGGCTTCCTCATATTGCACTTTCATACTTCTATTCACTAGGCTATTACCTCTCGAATCTCCGTCTATCTCATACAATATCTGAGCAGTATCTATCTTATTCTCCCTTCTGTTGACATTAGCTTCCGGATTCAAAGCTAGTTTCCTAAGTACATACATAGCAACACTCAACTGCATCGGTATTAAGAACTCATCGGCTTGGTCTATAATGAACTGAGTGTAATCACATTGTACCCTCACCTTAAAGTTCATACCGTAGTTATTCACCACGTTATAGGTGTTTTCAGTAAGATCCCATAAGGCATCATTGTCATTACTGTGATAGCCCCCTACGGCATCATAGAACTTACCCACAGGAAAAGTAATGTAGTCTTGATAGTAACCTCTATCGACAAGACCATTGATGGAATCTCCAGTTATGTCAGACTCATTATACGTTATCCAATATCTGAATCCACCCTCGAACTCTACGTCTAAGTCAAACCATTGCATAGAATTGGCATTGGTATATGCAAATGTTTCGGTGTGTATCGGGGCTGACTGTCCAGACTTAAATATCTTTATTGGGATGTTCT